TTCTTCGGTCCGATGCGGCTTTGCGACATCAACCCCGGCAATCTGCGGGAATATCAACTCGCGCGGGCATCGAACACACTCTCTATCAATGGCCGCGAGACGCATCCATGGAAGCGCGCGGCCGGTCATTCGATCATCAATCACGAAATCTCCGCGCTGGGCCAAATCCTCAAGCATTGCAAGTTGTGGGAAAAACTCCAGCCCTACTATTCGCCCGAGGGCATCCCCAAGTGGAGCCCGCGCGACATCCTTTCAGAAGAGGATGAGGAGGACTTGTTCAGCAAGGCCGCAAGCCATCCCGAGGCCGCGCTGGCCTATTGGGTTGCGTGCATCACGAACAACACCACGGCGGCCGGTTGTGAGTTGCGCGGCTTGCGGCTCAAGAACATCTTTCTACGGGACAAGGACGACATCTCGGAAATCTACATCCCGGAAGATGCCGTCAAAAACAACTCGCGGCCTCGCAAGATCGCTTTGAACCGTACGGCCCGGTGGGCAGTTGAGCAGTGCTACAAACGGGCGCTGGCGAATGGCTCGACTCATCCGGAGCACTACTTGTTTTCCTTTCGCCTCAACCGGGTGAAGAAAGGTCAGCGGGCATCTGTAGGAAATGCCAAGTATGACCCGGCGCGGCCGGCAACGCGGTGGTTTCTGCGCAAGAGCTGGGATAAGCTGCGCAAGGCCACAGGCTTTCAAAACCTCAACCCGCACGACCTCCGGCATCAGTGCATCACGCGCCTATTGGAAAACGGCGTGGAGCCGGAGACGGTGCGGGCCATTGCCGGCCATGTGACCGAGCAAATGATGCAGTATTACAGCCATCACCGCCGCCAGACCAAATACGACGCGGTGATGGCCATCGAACTCAACAAAAAGGACCGCATCAAACCTGGGCCGCGCATGGTGCGCAAGAGCGCATAAGCGAGGCACTCAACCCGGAAGGCGAGGCGGCCCTACTCCGCCTCGTCTTCCAATCCTGCGAAGTAGAACTCCATCATGGCGTTGAAGGCCACGGCGGCAAGTTGATGCTTGCGGGTGTGGAAGTGATCGTGTAGTAGGCCGGCCAGGTACTCGGAACCATGGTTCTGCGCGTGGTTAATGATGACTTCCGGGTCTGTCCGTGCCAAGGTTCCGCGCGACCTGTCTCCGGCTTTGGCGCGTTGGTGGAAGCTATCTTTCCCGTACTTGTCATTCCCATAGCTGCCAATGTCGTTCATCGCCTCAAGGAACTTGGCGTTGAGAAATTCATATTGTGTTGCGCTTGCTTCAAGCACAGTCCCGCTCATGCTCTCCCTTTCTTGGTGTGTATCGTACGAAACAAACCTACTTTCCTACTTGTACCGGCGCTCGTAGTAACCACGGTCGAAGAATGGGAACCACTCCACGCCAAAGCGCGTGATGACGCCGGCGGAGTCTTGCTTGATGCGCAACTCCAGAAAGCCCACGTGCGCGGCAATCTTTTTCTTGCGCATGAAAAGGCTCTGATCTTCCGTGCATCCGGCCTGTACGGAGTGGACCTCGCGCGGGAATCCGTACTCAAACTTGTGGTAGTGGCCAATGATGAGCACTTGCGGTTTCTCGCCGCCTTGATAGCTCTCCACGAGCTTCTGTGCCGTGTAGCTTGTGGCATAGGCCGAACCGCCCCCGGGATGCACCACGCGGGCCACAGCGGCCCCGGAGCCGCATCGCAGAGAAACGTCGGACTCCGCGTAACCCAGGTAGTGCAGATCGGCGCGGCCGGCATCCTTGGCGCGGTTCTCAAGGTAGCGGCCAATCTCAATGCCCTCGCGCTGGGCATACCAGCCCTCGTGATCGTCTCCGGCAATGAAATGCGTGGTGATGCCTTTGCGCACCGGGAACTTGTCAATCAGATAGTCAAGCTGATTGTCCATGCCGGGAGCGGTCAACAACTCAGTCTTGTTAAACCGGGCCTCACCGTCGATCCAATTGCCGGCGTTGAAAACGTGCTCGATGCCACGGCGTTCAAAGTGGTCATAGGCTGCGTTGAGCACGTCCAGGCGCGCGTACTTGCTGCACAGATGGTTGTCAGAGGTAACGCCGTAGACTTGCTCTTCGCCTGGCTTGGACTTGAGTTCAAAGTGGCCCGGCGCGAGGTTCACCGTGGAAGCCATCTCGAAGATGCCGCCCGGATGCTCTGCAATCAACACGCCGCGCTCTTTCATCTGGCCGATGGTCCGCTTGACGGTGCCGGCGGTGATTCCCATCATTCCCGCCAGATCGGCCACAGTCACCGGGGCGCGGCGGAGTTGCTTGCGAATCTCCGCGTCCACATCGACCGGGGCGGTCACTGGCTCATGCACGCCGCTCTGTCGATAGCGCATGACGGTGGTATTGTGCAGATTCAGCTTCGTGCCAATGGCCCGGTTAGAAAGTCCCTTGCCGGCCAGCTCTACAATCTTGCGCTGAGTGCTTACGGGTACGGCAGCCATTAGTGCCTCACAATCCCAACGATGTGATAGATAAATTCAACCGCCTTACCGGCAAAGGCGAGGATCATCACCGCGCCCGCGCCGATCCACGTAAAGCGCTCGATGCGAACGATGCGGCGCTCATGGTTTGCCTGGGTGGCTTCGATGCGTGGAATTCGGCCTTGCGCGTTCTCTCCGGTTTCATCTCCAAAGAGCTTTGTGTAGAACACGCGCAGATCAGTGCGGAGGCCCCGCACCTCCTCAGTTAGTTCGTGGATTGCTGTTGACTCAGTTTGCGACACGGGCGTCTCCCTATGTCCACTATGCCTACAAATGCAAAGGCCCCGCGAGTTAGCGAGGCCTTTGGGTTGCATGGAGTTGAGTTAGAAGCCAGCGCCTTGCAGGTTCGCCAATGCCTGGCGCGTCTGCTCTGCGCTTTCCGCCGTGGTGTCTCCGTAATGAACGGCGACGATCTGCGCGGCCTGATCCTGATTCAGATAAGGCATCACAGCGGCCAGCTTGACGGTGCTCTGTGCGGCCATCTGCGCCACGGCCGCCTTGCTAGAGATGCCCTGCACAAGCGCCAGAATGGTGTTGACCACGGTAGCTACCGCGTTGATGTCTGTCTGCGCTTTCTGCTGGCTAGAGGGGTTGGTGATCCTGGCCACAGAAAGCAGTGCGGTATTGACCTGTTGCTGGAAGGTGACCACGGCGGTCTGGAGTTGCGCGAGAACGGTTGCGTTGGGGTTGGCAAGATACGCCTTTGCCTGGGCCACGAGTACGTTGCTTGCAGCGTCAAAGCCCACCGTGGCAGCCGCAAAAATGGGCGCGGCGGCCGGGTCAAGCACGCTGGCCGTCGAGTCCACCACGGCAACGCCCGATTGAAGCGCCGGAGTCCAGTTCACGATATTCTGTGCCACGGTTGCGCCATTGCAACCGGCCATCGGCAGGGTACCCGTTACCAGGATTGCGCAAAGCATCAGCGCGCCCAGCTTGGCGGTGGAGTTGCTGAACCCGCCCTTGGGCAGTACGACCGCGATACCATGCGGCGCATCCGCGTCTTTGGCCAATATCGCAGCAACGCCGGCAACCACCACACCCGTCATTGCCACGTAAGGGCTGTAGTGCGCGGGGATGTACGTGGTCAACTGACTCACGAAGGTTGCGGCAATGCCAAGAATGCCGGCAATCGTGGTGAGCTTGCTGCCCGCGATACGTTCAATCCACACCGCCGCCATGCGTTCAAACAGAGCGGCCATCAGGTTATTCATAGGTTTCCTTTCGTTGTGGCGCTTGCGGCGCGGTTACTGTTTCACGGTGGATGGCACAGCGTGCCCGGTCCAAAGTTGGTACTCCGCCTCGCGGCGTGTCTTGAGCGCCGCACACTCCTTTGCGCCGGCGTGATCCCATTGCAGGAGTTGGAGGGCAGCCGCATCCGATTGCCCCGCGTTCAAGTCTTTGAGCAACGTGGAGCTTGCCAGCCGGCCCTGGCCCAGGTTGAACACGAAATCAACCAACGCATCGAACTGCCCTTGCGTGAGCGCGACCCGCGCCATGCGCGCAACAGCGCCCTCCGAGATGGCCACGTCGCGGCTCAGCATCACCGTGGCTTCCGCCTCAGTGATTCCGTTGGGATAGCTTTCGCCGGGCAACAGGCGGTGACCGTAGCCGATGGTGGGAATGCCGGCAACGTCAAGGTATCGGCTGCCACGGAAGCCCTCGGATTGTTTCAACAGCGCAAGCCCAGCCGCACTCAGTTGCATCGCTCAACCTCATCTAAACATCCCAGCGGCATGGACCCGCCGCCGGGAACCCTGTCTAGCCTGAGTGTGGCCCGGACTAGGGAATCCGGGCCACTTTGGAGGGGTGGCGGTTGTCACTCGATATCTAGCCTGTAATGTTGCTTAAAAAACCCGTTGACATAGGAGCCTCTTGCAAAATCCCCCAACCGGCAGGTGGAAAAGGGGATTTTCTCCTCTGGCCCGGCATTTTGATCGTTGACCAGCGGGTTTGAACCGAGTC